TGGGGTCCAAGCGATGAGTGGAAGTTGTTGTCTCGTCTTCGGACTAAGATAACGGGCTCAGAGTTTAATCTGGCCACTTTCCTCGGTGCCGAGGGACGGGATACCATCCGTTTCCTTGGCGAGACTGCCAACCGGGTCTACCGGGCGCAGCTCGCGATGCGCCGTGCTGATGTCAACGCAGCCTACCAAATTCTTCGTGAATGGGGTCGGGTGATGCCGTCTTCTAAGAGGACGCGTCAGCAGTTGAGTACTCAGCAGGACATCTATCAGGAGCTTTTGGATTCGTTGGTAAACCAACGACGTTCCGAGCGCGCTGGGAAGCGCACTTGGCTCGATGTCCCCGCTCGCCAGTGGCTGGAGTACCACTTGGCTATAGAGCCTCTCCTGAGTGACGTGCGGTCGGCTGCTGAGCAGCTGTCCCACATGGTCGATACGACGCATACAATGCGTTATACTACGTCGGTCCGGAGGGTTATGCCCCATGTCAATGAGTCTCAATTTGACTCACGCTGGGCTATCAACTTTCTCGAGCGACGTGTCGGTATCGTTGCGTACTTCACGCAAACGCCGGATCCGAAGAACTTCTTAGGGTTTCAAAACCCCGAAGTCGTCATTTGGAACGCGATTCCCCTTTCTTTCGTATCGGATTATGTATTTCCGATAGGAGAATGGCTGGAGGCGCACGCTACCAGGCGTGCCTTGCCAACAGGGCTCTACGTGCGATCTGACAAGAGTCGCCGTTTTGTCCGGAACCTCAAGGGGAAGGCGTCTGCCTTCGTCGACCCTGACGATGGACTCTACCAGGCCTCGTGGTCTGGCAGTTTCGATCGAACTATCTCGTCATCGTTAGATGTCCCGCGTCCAAGGGTGATCCCCTTGGGTCAGGCGCTGGAGTCTTGGCAGCGTGCCGCGACCGTTGTTGCTCTCATCGTAGCAAGCGGTCCAGACAGGGTACGGTATGTCAGTGATTAACCCTTTCATATGCCCGGGAGGGCACATTCTCTATGGGCCAACAAGCCAACATCGTCGCCTTTGATGGGGCGGCAAGTCCCGTGTCGCACACCTTCACGGGTGTCGGCGTCACGACCCGTTCCGGCGGTTTGCCGGGAAACGTGGTGTCCGAGATCTCCGCCAAGTGGCGGGAGGTGACGGCCTCCACTCTGCCTGAAAACGCGCAAGCGCGTTACACGCAGACGCTGACGTTCTTCAAGAACGGAACTTCCAAGAAGGTCTGTTCTGTCGAAGTCCCGGTGATGGAATCCATCTCGGGTCAGAACGCGGCAGGGTACACGGCGGCACCTGCCGTCGCGTACACCGATCGTGTCGAAGCGGTTGAATGGTCGAGCCCTCGCTCGGCTGAAGCAACGAAACGGATCGCGACCCAGTTGCTCATCAACATCCTCGGAAACGTCTCGACGACGGTTCCGGCGGTGGTGGCGGGTCCAGCAATGGACCTGTTGCAGCGCAACATCCAGGTTACGTAAGCCGGAGGGGTCTTCCCTCGTCGTTCTTCACCGGATATTCCGGCAACAGCCCTTCCTATGTATAGGAAGATATATGCGCAAGCTTGCACATTGGCTGGACGAGTATTCTCTGGAGGAGTCTGTCGACATCCTTCGAGAGCTCGCACGTGTCTACTTGGACTCCTGTGAAGGAGTTATCCGTAAGGCACACTTCGACCGTCTCCAAAAGGCCATCCGTGAGGAGCGCTATAAGGAGATTGTTAATTGGGAGTTGGATTATGCCGATCTGGACTTGGCTGAAGCTCGGTCTATACGTCAGGTACTCGCGTTTTTCACAAAATTCGAGCACCTTGATATCGGCATTGACAAGCGCGAAGCCGCGCTTTCCGCTTACCACCAGGCAGAAGACCGTTGTCGGGAGACAAACGAGATCTTTCGCATGTGGCATCGAGGTCGGTTCAGTTTCCGACCGGAAGTCGCTGGAGTCTTCTTCAGAGCCCAGCAGCTAATTGCCCGTGCGCTAGGGAAGGTTCCCAAGCTTAGCGAGCTTGGTTATCGTTTCGGACCTGGAGCAACCTCCCTTTCCAAGAAGAGGGAGGCCTCCATCAAGCACAAGCTTGATGTGGGAATTTCGTGTAGCGAGGATCTGGAACCCTGGGCTCAAGCAGTGCTCAGCCAGATGCCGACTCTCGCCGAGGAACACGCCGTCTGGCGTAGACTGGAAGGCGATGAGTGGCTGGGTTATGTTGGGGTCGTCATACACCCTGGCAAGCTCACATTCGTCCTGAAGAATGCGAAGACATACCGTGCTGTGGAGACACAGCCAACCCTCAACGGGTTGATGCAACTGGCAATCGGCGACCTCATGTCCGACCGCCTTCGACGCATTCCTGGGCTGGACCTAAGCGACCAAGGACTTAACCGTCTTTTGGCCAAGGTGGGTTCACTTACTGGCGCTTTAGCAACGCTGGACCAGACTTCGGCTAGTGACACGATCGCCTCAGGGCTAGTAGAGTCACTGTTTCCACTCGACTGGTTTGTACTGCTCAACAAGAGCCGAGTCGGGCGAGTCCTAGTACCTGGCCTCAAAGGCCTACAAAGACTCGAGAAATTTTCCGCGATGGGAAACGGTTATACCTTTCCCCTAGAAGCCCTTATTTTCTGGGCTCTGGCTCGAGCATCCGATGAGGTTCGTTCCCCATCTGGTGAACCGGGTATCGTCGCCGTTTACGGTGACGATGTTATCTGTGAGTCCTACGCTGTTGACCTCATCAAAGAGGTATACAACGTCGCTGGATTCTGGGTGAACCCGACAAAGTCCTACACGAGTGGGCCTTTTCGAGAGTCGTGCGGTGCCGATTACTTTCAGGGTATCGACATAAGGCCGATATACGTGAAAGGGTTACTTTCACCGGCTGTACTCTTCTCTATCCACAACGGGTTCTACCGGCGTGGAAACTTTCGCATGTGTCGATGGATCCGGAAGCACCTGCTTCACCCATCGGTCGTGTTGGAGGGTCCTGACAACTTCGGCGACGGCCATCTCCTCAGCGCAAGCTGGGAAAGGAAGCCGTTTCGCCGGAATCAGGGCTGGGAAGGGTTCACTTTCAAGACTTGGAAACAAGTGTCCAACAAGGACATAGCTCCTCGTCGCAAGGGCGACAGGTTGCTTCCAACGTACTCCATCTATCGACGCGGCGCAGAGTCGCTCGTCGATATGGATACGCTCCTCCAACGCGACATCGAGAGATGGCGCCGTGGAGAATGGTCTCATTCTCGCTCCACCCGTGGGGAGCCCGCATGGGCTTTCATACGGCATTGGTATCGTGGGCACGGGGCTCTGAGTGAGCCTTCGTCTCAGATCGCGTCTCTGAAGGGGTCTCAGGACCATTTCAGCGCCGTTGACCTGACTACGATACCGGAATGGGATGGGCGCAAAGCGCCTACCTTTCCCGGAGTTGCTGGATGTAAGAAGGTGA